CCCCGCCCCCCCCCGCGCGGGGGCCCCCCCCCCCCCCCCGGCCTAGGGCATGGGGTCTGGATCGTTCAAAATAAAAACACCCAACAATACCCACGCACAGACTAAGTGACCCAGAAGAGCCTGTTTCCCTTTGCCCTATATCCCCTATTAATTTTATATATAAAAAATAATTATTAATAATATATTATATATAGGGGGGTAGTATGGGAGGATTGGATAGGATAGATGGGGAAGAATAGGTGGATGGGGGAATAATTGGGGGAGTTATTATTGGGGTATAGGGGGCGCGGGGGCGCGGGGGGGGCTGTTACGCGATTACATGCGTACATGGATTACATAAGAGCAAAAATAAGTGAGTCAAAACAAAGAGAAAATCTTTTCTGTTTAGTTTTTGCCAAGGACCAGGAAAAGGCCTCGCCGGCAAAGACCCCTGAACTCACTCGGGCATTAGGAATGATTCTCATTCTCATTCCCCCATAGGCAACAGCTATTGCCAGGGCCAAAAATGCCTAGAATCCAGCCAAAATCCAGGGGAATTGATAGAAAAATATAATCCCTGCCAGACCTTGGAAACTCATATAATTTCGGCTCGCTCTTTAAAAACCTGCCTCGCAGTTCCCCGGGTTCCCGTGCAAGCTCGCCGCGCGCGAAGACTGCGGAATCCGTGGACTGCAAAACCTATATATTCTCGGGATATATTAACTTATATTCCACGGATATATTATCTGAAAACCAATCTTAGGAAACCCGAAATGTCTGAATTGATGATTTATTCCACGCAACCGCCGGTTGATGAGGGAAAGAAAACGATATCAGTCAAGTTCAATAACCCGGTGAGAAAATACTGGGTTCAAATTGAACCGGCATCCTGGACTGATATTGATACTGTGCCGGAACAATTTCGGTCAATTGTCGATATTGCCCTGGATAATGCTGCAAAGAATATCTTTGCAAATTATCTCAAGGCCTACAGCACAGTCCCGTCAACAATGCCAGGGCACATCCTGGCAGAGAGTGAGATTTTGGACGCAGCCAGCAACGACAGCGCATCCTGGCTTTCGAAGGAGGAGCTGGAGCAGGCCTGGAAGGCCAGTGCGACGCGCAAGCGTATCATCGATACTGACAAATACACTAAGAGTGCAGAGTATCGGAAAGTCGCAAACATGTATAGCGAATTGGTTCTGAAACTGAGTGGAAATAAAATCAGTATTGAGCCAGAAAAACTTGATTGGATTATCGCCAAGATGGAATCCGATGACCTTAACAGTGAGTTTGGAATCTTCGTGATAAAGAGAATCCGGAAACTCAAGATGAAGCCGCCAGTCGAAAAAGTTGATAATCTGGACATTATCTAATAACACCAACAAACCCACACACAAAGAAACCCGCTTCGGCGGGTTTTTTCTTTTGGGAAACTCATTTTGAGATATTGAAAACAAATTGCATCAATAATTCAACATGGAGAATCGTATATTTTCAAAAATTCTACCCCCCACATATTTTTATATCCCCACATATTATTAACTAACTATATTCAAACATAATATAAACAACTCAAAAACATATTCCAACATAATATTATCTCAAAATATTCCCTGCCAAAAAAATTTTTTATTTTACTTCGCTTCGCTACGTAAAATAAAAAAGCGGGCAGCTTTGCTGCCCTAAACAGATGGTTGAGCAGCTTCGCTGCAGCGGCTTACGCCGCATCCAGAGTGTTGATTGCGGCTTACGCCGCAGCTGGGGTCAAGTGAATGTTGATTACGGCTTCGCCGTGTCCAGCAGGCTTCGCCTGTGAATAGTAATTTATCTAGAATGTTGAGCAGCTTCGCTGCAATTGTTCACTCATTTCATTCGTTCACGATGCTGCGCATCACAAAACAAATGAAATTGATTGCAGCTGGCTACGCCAAGCTGCTTAGAACAAGGGGGGAGAGGCCTTTTTTAGTGTCGCTCCTGGGAATATTCCTATGACACCCTCCGAAATTTTCTAAAATTTTTAAGCAGGATTTGCATCTTTGCTGTCTGAAATAGTGTGAAAAAATCTTTATAGTTTTTAAGGGACTAAACATGCCAAATGTTTCCAGCGCTGAACGGGATAAAATAGTTGCCAACATGCGTGCCCAGCGCCAGGCCACGGACTCGGCGTTGTGGAGTGCACTGAAAAGAACTCCTGGCATTCTCGCCGGCGGAGCTGCAGATATTGGAAACTTGGCGTTGGGACTGATTACTGGCCGCGGCGCCAAGGGCCTTGTTGACAAACCAATTGGCGGCAGTGAACGCATCAATGAAGCTTTTGGGATGCCCAAAAGTGACAATGCTACTCAAAACATTGCAGAAGGTGTGCTGAGTATGCTCAGCCCTGGTGGGGCTGCGGCCGCGGGCTCAAAAGCAATCATAGTTTCTGCAGCATTGCTAAAAAGGCCAGAGCAAATTAGAGACGCTGCAAAACTTACAAAAGCAGGCAAAGCAGATGAGGCTTGGCAAAAGCACGGTATTTACATTGATCCACTTGATCTAGAGCCAAAAACTTATATTTCAGCCGCAGGCGCTAGCATTAACCCTGCAAAAGTAGGACAAAAAGGTGCAGCAGATCAAGACAAATTTCCTATCCTTACACGCCCAAATATTTTTAATAAAAATAGACTTGATTATGTAATTAACGATAACTATCCTTTTACAGGAGTGTCAAAATTTACGCTTGGGCAAGTTGTAGATTTTCCTGAAGCATACAAAGCTATGCCAGATTTGCAAGACATAAAAATTATGTCTGAGTTTGGCGGGTGGAAAAGCGGCAGTTATGCCCGAGACACAGATATTATTCGTGCCGGCGCTACTGAGTCTCTCAATGATTTGCTATCTGTACTCTTGCATGAAGCGCAGCATGGAGTACAAAAACGAGCAGATTTTATGCCAGGCGGTAATTCTGAAATGTTTTATTCTAGCCCAGCAGCAAAACAAGAAATACAGGATGCCTTGACAAGCCTGCGAACAGTTGTGAATGAAGCATATGCAGTCAAATATGCACTGCCAGGAGAAGGAAAAGCAGTGCAAAGCATTCTTGATACTCTAAATCCCACTATAAAACCACTAGAGCAGGCTAACGCCCAGGCATTTATAAATTACATGCGGCTTGGCGGAGAATCTGAAGCCAGAGCTGTACAGGCTCAGCTTGCAAATCCGCAACTATTTCAAACAAAATCTCCTTTGCAAGTGCAAGTAGATCAGTTGACAAATATGTATGGCCAGGGCACGGACAGAATTGGGTTGCCAGATTGGCCACTTGTGCCCACAACCCTACAAGTGGACCAAACTCCAGAAATGCAACTACGGATGCAAATCATGCAAAATCCACTATTTCAAGATACTTTGAACCAATTTACAAAGTATCTGCAGAGCAAAAAATCAGCCAGCCCTCCTGGGTGGGGCAGCGTTTAATAAGGAGCGCGCAGCGCCATGAATCCCAAAGAACACGCAATTCTTCTCCTGTCCCAAGGCATTCCCACTTCCCAAGTGGCCGCGGCCTGTGGCGTTAGTGACTCATATGTCAGCCAACTCAAGGCTGATCCAGAAGTTCAGACTCAGATTGCAGAAAAGCAAGCTGCGCATAGCATTGCAGATATGCAGTTTGATGATGATCTGGAAACTGCTGAAAACATGGCGCTGCAAAAGATCAAGAGCAATATTGCTTTTGCAAACATGGGCCAGGCAATTGCGGCATTTCGCATTCTCAATACTGCACGGCGCAGAGCTGATCCAGTTGTCACACCTGACGCCGCAGTAAGTGTCACAGTTAACCTTACGTTGCCGCAATCTGCAGTGCCAAGGTATGTGACCAATGCAAACAATGAGATTATTGAAGTTGAAGGACAAACTATGTTGAGTGCCACGGCCAAAAATTTGGATCAGATCCTGGCTGAGAAACATGGAAAAGTTTCAACGCTCCCACAAACTACTGCTGCTGAGCGTGCGGCAAACATTTTGGATAAACTCTCGACGCCAAAATCTTTCCTCCAGCGTGCGGCGCCACGATCTCCTATTCCCTTGTCTGCGGATATGCTCTGATTCCTGGGGACGGGCTAGGAACTATATAGCGCAGCGGAACGTCAGGCCGTGGCCGCGTGGCGAAGCAACGAGATGACGCGGGGTCCCCTGTCAAGGGTGAAAGGAGCAAATACCGCAGGGCGCAGCCCGAGGATGATTTGCGACTGGAAAGCGCAGCGTCCCTTGATTGGGGTTAGTCATCGAAGTAAGCTAGCCATGGCGGCTGCGCGCCTGAAGTGGAGCGGAGCGTAGTAGATTCTCAATTCCTTTACTCATATCTCACAATCTATACTATTTTTAACTTCTCCTTTGTAGAGGAAATAAACATGAGCAACGTCAGTGATCCCGCAAAGTACGGTGCAGCCGTAACTCCTTCTGATTCTGTCAATCTTGTGGCACCTACGCGTGGCTTGCATATTGGCAGTGGAGGAAACATCTCAGTAGAAATGGCAAATGGCACAGTGGTAATTCCTAACGTACAAGTAGGTATTCAACCTATTCAAGTCACGCGCGTGAATGCTACAGGTACAACTGCAGGAAGCATTGTAGCTCTGTGGTAATTTGCGCCTGGCCATGTTTTTGCAGGATGTAAAATTATGAGACTTTCAAATATTGCACTTGCAATTGCAGCGCTTCCATATGGGGCATACCCAGCGTACCAACCTACGCTAAATTTAGATTTTATAAGCAACACAATTTTAGATCCTCAAATCACCTTCACCCGCGCCAGTACAGCTACGTTCTTCAACAGTTCTGGCGTGCTGACCAGCGCGGCAATTGACGCGCCACGCTTTGACTACGACCCTGTGACGCTGGCTCCGAAGGGCTTGCTGATTGAGGAACAGCGGACGAACAGCATCCGCAACAACACGATGCAGGGTGCGGTGGCGGGAACGCCGGGGACGATGCCGACGAACTGGTTTGCTGCAACGTCTAGCAACGGTCTGACTAGGCAGATTGTCGGGGTGGGCTCAGAAAACGGCATCAACTACATTGATGTTCGTTATTCAGGAACTACATCAGCGGCCAATTTGACTGCAGTTTATCCAGCGACTGCAACGGAAGTCACTGCGTTGTCTGGACAAACTTGGACTGGTTCGTTTTATGTGTCATTAGTAGGTGGTTCAACGGCAAACACTGTTTTTACGGTTGTTGGCATTGACGAAGTAAATTCAGGCGGAGCATTTTTGGCTGGCTCAAATACTGCGTTTACGCTCACATCTGGTGGATTAGCGGGCAAAAGATACACGCACACTAGGGCACTAAACAATGCGTCAACTGCGTTTATCGTGCCGTATGTGTTCTTCACATATAACTCCGGTGTCGCCATCGACATCACCCTCCGCATCGGCATGCCGCAGCTAGAGCGGGGCGCATTCGCCACGAGCGTCATCCCCACCACCACAGCCGCCGCAACCCGAGCCGCTGACATCGCCGTGATGACTGGCACGAACTTCTCGTCTTGGTATAACCAGAGCGAGGGGACGATGTTTGCGGAAGTTGGGTATCAACAAAATAACCCCGCATCGACGCAAGCGGTCGCAAGTTTTAACGATACAACAGCAAACAATCGCTGGACTACAGCTTTTGGAACAACCGGCTCAGGCGTAATGCTTAGAAATACAGGCGGCGCTGGTCTCCTGTCCACCAGCACATCAAACTTAGCAACTCTTGGTGCAACAAACAAGATTGCCGTGGCAATTTCTACCGGAGCGTCTTTGGTCTTGAACGGTGGAACAGTAGCAACAAACGCTTCTTATGCGGCTCCAACGGTGACGCAGCTAGAACTTGGCCGTCAGCTAACGGCTGCTTATTTTAACGGCCACATCCGCCGCATCACCTACTATCCCCGCCGCCTGAGCAATGCCCAACTCCAAAGCCTTACGAGCTAGTCATGACCCACTTCCTCCGAGGCTTCTGGGCCGGCTTGGCGTTGATGCCGCTGGTGCGGTGGATTAGACAAAGGACACATCATGGAAGAACAACAACCTCTCAGCCTTGACTACCATCTGCGCTTCGACTCCGAAGCTGCTGCTGATGCGGTGCTGTTTGAAGGAGACGGCGAAGAACGCCAAGCCAAATACCAGGCCATCGACGTCATTGGCGTGATCTACAAGCCCACGGGCGAGATGCTCATCACCGACGAAGGCGAAGTGCCTGAGATGGCTCCGGTCGATGGCTGGCATGTCAACGTGCGGCACAAGGAAGAAGCGCCTGAACTGGATGCCTTTCGTATTTTTCCGCAGAGCCCTGTGCGTGTGTGGGCGTGACAAGTGGGCGTGACAAATTAAATGTCTGGCCAAACTTCAGAACTCAATGCAAGTTCTCAGGAAGCAGCGGAGCTCTCTCGTAGAGATCTAAACTTCCTGGGGATGCTCGCAGCGCCGGAGGAGTTCACATACTCTTTTCCGGCGTTTTATATTGCCCTCTTTTCTCTCCTCACAGCATTCAAAAGCAAGCTTGAACGCTACGCTATTGGCATTCCCCGAGGTTTTGCAAAGACTACTTTTGTCAAACTCCTGTGCCTTTGGTACATTCTTTTCTCTCACAAGCAATTCATTCTCATCGTAGGTGCCAGCGAAGATTTGGCAGTCAACACGCTTGCTGACATCTGCGATCTGCTGGGTGCAGCAAATATCAGAAAACTTTTTGGCAACTGGCAAGCCCAAGTAGAGGTTGACACGCAATCTCTGAAAGTCTTCTATTTCCGCGGCCGCAACATCATCCTCCGGGCCATTGGTGCCGGCACAGCAGTCCGTGGTATCAACAGAAAGAACAAGCGTCCAGATGTCATTATTATGGATGACGTCCAAAAACGTGAAACATCTGAGAACAAAGAACTCAGTGACCAGCTTCTCAAGTGGATTCTTGGCACGCTGATGAAGGCGCGGTCCAATGATGGATGTACTTACATCTACGTTGGAAACATGTATCCACAAAATTGTATTCTTGAAAAACTCAAGCACAATACTCAGTGGACTTCGTTCATCGTTGGTGGCATTCTTGCAAACGGTACGTCTCTCTGGGAAGAACTTCGCCCTATTGAAGAACTTCTTTCCGAATATCAGTCTGACTCAGAGCTCGGGCACGCAGACATTTTTATCTCAGAAATTCTGAATTCCACAGACATTGCTGCAGCCAGCGGCATTGATATCTCCAAAATCCCATCTCTGCCCTCTTATTATGACGGGTCTGAGCCAGAAGGCTCATTCATTCTTATCGATCCATCAGCTGGAAAGAAGACATCAGATGATTGTACAATCTCACACTACTCAGTATGTGACGGCAAGCCAATATTTGATGACCTTTATTACGGCACTTTTTCCCCATTAGAAACTATTAAGGCTGCAATTCTTCTTGGCCTAGAACGAAACACCAGACTTATAGCCGTAGAAGGCGTTGCGTATCAATCAACTCTTCTTTATTGGTTTCAATATTATTGCGAACAAGAAGGTATCACAGGCTTTGAATTCGTAGAGCTTAGCCCTAAAGGGCAAGCTAAAAATAATCGTATTAAACGCGGTCTTCTCCGCTTGATTTCAGGGGAAATCTATCTACACCCCAATGTGCGTAGCAAAGTTCTAGCCCAGATCATGGATTGGAACCCCCTGAAGATCAACAATGTCGACGATATAATTGATCCCATCGGCTATGTGGAGGAAGTCATGCGTGAGTACCCACATCTTGTGGTAAAAAATATCTTCGACACTGAAGATTACAGTGCAAGTGCATCACACTCTGGCACTCTGGCGCTGCCCTTCTAAGTGCTTTCGCAGCGCTTTCCAACCCGCTTTGCAAACAAGGATCCAAAATGGCTACCAACATCTCGATCATCAACACTCTGACTATTGATCAGAGAAAAGAATTTCTTCAGTACGCACGGGATTGTGCTCTGCGACTGGGCAGCTCAAATCTGTCAGATTTTCGTGCGCTCCTGCGGTATCGCGACAAAGCATATCAACGGCAACTGAACACGACTGATGAGCACATTCGTGCTGTCCGTGCCAACATGGCCGGAGACTCACGCAAGCTGCAAGACATCAGTGTGCCAATTGTCATGCCGCAGATTGAATCGGCTGTGGCGTATCAAACTGGTGTCTTTCTGACATCCTATCCGATCTTCGGCGTCGTATCTTATCCTGCAAATCAGACTGCTGCTATGCAGTTTGAAACAGCACTTGGTGATCAATCCATTCGCTATGGCTGGGCACGAGAGCTGATGAAAGTCTTTCGTGATGGATTCAAATACAATTTTGGCGCCGCTGTCGTTGAGTGGAAAAAGACCCCACTGACTGCAGTTGTCACAGATACTCGCATTTCTGCTGCTGGACTTGCGGCGCTGAAAGAGTATTCATATGGTGGCAACTGCATCACTCACGTTGATCCATACAACTGCTTCATGGACATGACAGTTGCGCCTGCGGAACTGCACACGGAAGGTGAGTATTTTGGCTACAACCAACTCATCAGCCGCATTCAGCTGAAGAAGCTCTTTGCCACGCTTGATACGCAGAAGACCACTTCTGCAACCGAGGCATTCAAGTCTCCTTTCTCTGGCTCATCTCAAGATGAGTCCAGCGCAATGAGTTATTATATTCCTGAGATCAACAAGTATCTCAACCTTTCTCAGATTCAATTTGGCACCAGCAATTGGGGCCAGTGGATGGGCTTGCCAGGATCCTCCAAGAACAAACTTGAATACCGTGATCACTATCTTTTGACTCATTTTTACTGCCGCGCATTGCCCTCTGATTTCGGCGCCCGCGGCAATCAAGTCAAGCTCTATCACGGCATCATCGTTAATTGGTCTGTTGTAATCTTTGTTGAAGAGCTCAACGTAGGTTACGATTACCTTCCTTGCCTCATCATGCAACCGTATGAAGATGGCTTGGGATACCAGACGCAATCAATGCTTGACAATGCTTTGCCATTCCAAGACATGTCCAGTGCACTCTGGAACATTAGTTTGGAGTCCAAGCGGCGCCTTGTCTTTGACCGTCTCATTTACAATCCCAGACTGATTGATAAAAAGGACATTGACGCAGTTTCTGCAGTCTCCCGTATTCCTCTGCGCAATGCCTCGTTGGCTAAAGATGACAACACGATGGCTCGTGCTGTTTATCAGATTCCCTATCGGGAAGACAACTCTGGCACGAATATTCAAATGTCAGAGATGATTTCTGCTATGGCGGATCAAGCCACAGGTCAGAACAAAGTTGATCGGGGACAATTTCAGAAGGGTAACAAAACCAAGACTGAGTTTGAGACGACAATGTCGAACTCAAATTCCCGTCAACAACTGTGTGCTCTTACCATTGAGCATCAGTTCATGACTCCTGTCAAGGAAATTGTCAAGGCAAATACTCTACAATATCAACAGCCTGGGTCTATTCTCAATCGAGAACAGCGTGCTGTTGTTGATGTTGATCCTGTGGCGCTGCGTCAAGCCATGCTGGAGTTCAAGCTCACAGATGGCCAGCTGCCCGCAGAGAAGATGCTCAATTCCAATCTGCTCACTGTATTCCTGCAAACTGCTCAGGCTTTGCCTGCGGTTGGCACAGAGTACGATGTGCTTGGAATGTTTATCTATTGGGCAAAGCTGCAAGGCGCGTATTGGTTGGAAGACTTCAAACGCAGCCCTACACAGCAGCAGCAATTCCTGCAGACTCTCCAACAAACGTCTGCAGCTCAGCAACCGCCTCAACCGCCTCAACCGCCAACTGCACCAAGTGCATAACAAACATGAGATCCATCACGCTTGATGCCGGCAGCCAATTCTGTCGGCTCACATTGACTCCGGAGGATACAAAACTTGCAATGCAAGTTTCTCCGCTGTTTCTTGCGTATCTTCAAAACAAAATTGAAGCGTATGCAAGTGCTCTCGTAGAGGGCACGTTGCCGTACAGTTCCAATCCATCGGAGCAAGTACAGGCAATTTTGGCTCATGAGAAGCTGCGCAATTTTGTGCAAGCCTATCAAGAGCTGCAAGCCGAGCTTCTCGAAGCTCATGCAACTGAGTCATCTGACTCGTAATTTCCAAAAGAGGTAATCATCATGGCTTTTCTTCCTGGCATTTTTGGTCGTGCAAATGCAAACGCACCTGCCCCTGCTGCTCCCACGCTTGCTGCTCCGCAGCCACAAGCAGCACTGAATAACAATCAGCTTCAGCCTGCTGCGGCGCCACCATCTGGTGCGGGCCCTGCCAGTAGGCAAGCAGATCTTGCCAATCCTGGCGCCAATCCAGCGCAGATGGTCAATGGTCAGAATGCTGCTGTCAATCCCTTGGACAGCTTTGCCACAATGTTCAAGCCGAAGCCCGTGGACCCCAATGCTCCCAAGGCTCCGACTTTGCAAGATCCTCTTCTTGGCCCTCTTGATCCTACTGCTTTTCGTCAGCAAATCAATCAAGCAAATTTTGCTGCAAGCATTCCGCAAGACACCATTCAAAAGGCCATGTCTGGAGATGCTCAAGCGTTTTCTGACGCTATCAATTCTGCTGCGCGCGAAGCATTTGCTGCTGCTGCACAGCTCTCTCACGGACTTGTTGAGCACGGCGCCAGAACTGCTGCAGAGCGATTGAATGGCTCACTGGATTCGCGCATCAGAAACATTCAGATCAAGAATCAAAATACTTCCCATGAAGCGCTTTCGCACCCGGCAGTGGCCCCTATGTTGAGTGCTGTCAAGATGCAGATTGCGCAATCCAATCCTCAACTTTCACCGGAAGCGGTGCAACAGCAAGCAGAACAGTACTTCACGCAAATGGCTGACGTACTTACTGCACCCAAGCGCGCAGCGGCTCAAGCTGCAAGTACCCCAAAAGAGATGGATTTTTCTTCTTACTTGAATTGAGCGCATAAGCGCAAAAGGAACTGAAATGGCTGTTGGACTTCTTTCTTCCGCAAATGCTCCGCAGAATCTGAATGCGATCAGCTTTGCACAAGCTATCACTCGGCTGATGCCGAATGGTACTGCTCCGCTGTTTGGCCTGACTTCTCTTCTCAAGGATGAGACTGCTGCCAACATCGAGCATGGATATTTCTCCAAGACGATGATCTTTCCGTTTGTGAAGATCAACAATGGTGCGGGATACGCTGCCGGCGATACCACGTTCACTGTGGACACCTACACCAACGTGGTTCCTGGTGATCTGATTCGTGTGGACCGCACGGGTGAAGTGATGATGGTGAACACCACGCCGTCGGCCACTTCTATCACTGTGACCCGTGCAGTGGGCACTGTGGCTGCTGCGGCGCTGCTGGACGATGATGATCTCTTCACCATTGGCAATGCCTTTGAGGAAGGTTCTGTTCGTCCGTCGGCTGTGGCAATCATTGCTGATCGCTACGTCAACAACACGCAGATCTTCCGCAATTCTTGGGCTGTTACCAAGACTGCCGCTGCGATTCCGCAAATTGCCGGTGCTGGCTATGTCAGCGAAAGCAAGCAAGATTGCGCTGCGTTCCACGCAATGGCCATTGAGAAGGCGCTGTTCTTCGGTCAGAAGTTCATGGGCACGAAGAATGGTCAGCCGCTGCACACGATGGAAGGCATCATTGCTCGCGTGACTGCCTCTGCTCCTGGCAACATCACGACGCTTGGTGCTACCACGAACTGGACGCAGCTGGAAGCAGCTCTGGACAAGACGTTGGAAACCGTCACTGATCCGAAGGGTGGCAACATTCGCACGATGTTTGTTGGGGGTACGGCTCGCCGTGTTCTGCACAACATTGCACGTCTGAATGCCACTTATCAGATCCAGACGATGGAAACTTCGTGGGGGCTGCAACTCGACATGCTGCGCACTCCGCGTGGTACGTTTGAGTTGATCGAGCATCCGCTGTTCAATGCTTATGGTGCAGCTTCCACCTGGGCAAAGATGGCTGTGATCGGTGATCTCAATGCTTTCTCGATGGCTTATCTGCGGAAGACCAGCGATGCTGCGTACAACGCCAGTGGTGCCCTCGTGGACAATGGCATTGATGCGGAAGGCGGCACGCTGACCACTGAGCTGACTTGCACGATCAAGAACCCGGCTGCGTTCGGCATTCTGTACAACTTCACTGCGGCTGCTGCAGGCTAAGCAAGGAGGCATATCATGGCAGTCGTTCAAGTGAACACTCCTGGTATGCTTTCTACTGATCCTGGCTACATCAGTAGCATTACGATTCGGACTGGTGGCTCTGCCGCTGTGCTGGTTCCAAATGCTACTACTGGCCAAGTGACAGTAGATGAGCTTGCCGCAACCAAACTGGTGCAAGATATTTCTCGGCTCAGATTGATTACTGGCTGAGAATAAGAAAAGGGCCAGCCAGCAAGCTGGCTCTTTTTTCATCCTGAGAAGGGTTTAACTTTCCCTCTCATTTCCAACTGAAAGGCAAATCATGGCAATCGGCGCTATTTCTTCTCGTCAAGTTCTGCAAAATCTGCAAGCTTCTGAGCCTGCTACTGTCATTCGTTCTGGCGAATCAATGGGCACTTCCCAGGAAGCTCTGAAAGATCCCAACTCCAAAACGTACTATCACAGCGTGCATGGTGCAAAGTTTATCATGCCTGATGGCTTGGAGCTGATCTTCCTTGGCGGGCAACTGACCACGAATGATCCTGATGTCATTCACCAGCTTGATGCGGTGGCGAACAAGACTGCAAGTTTGATCTTCACCAAGCGTGAAAATTTGAATGCAGTCAGTGAATTGCAACGCCAAGCTGCAGCCTCAGCTGCTGACACTGCTGGCAAGACCGCGGCGTAATCTTTTTTGCCCTGAGAGACCATCATGACTACTTTTGCTGAAATGGAAGCTCTGGTCACGTCGCAAACCCGGCGTCCGGAAGTGCCAGATATTACCAAGGCAGCAATCAAGTCTGCAACTCTCAGGGCACATCACACTGATTTTTTCCCCCGGGATCTGCAAGTCACTGCACTCCCGTATGCTATCTCTTCCACTGCTGTTTATTACGATTTTCCAAATATTAACCTGAGTTTGCCGCGGCTGAGAAGCTTGAAATTTCTTCAGAGCATTGATGCTGCTACATTTGCTCCTACCGAATCTTTGGAATATCGTGATGCGGATGATTTGTTTGATCGTGATGGCGTGCGTCGTGCCTCCATGTACACGGTCATTGGCGCCACGGTCCGTGCTTATCCGCAATCTGTCACAGGCTTGCTAAACTTTTATTATTTCCAAAACCCAGATGTTGCAGAGCTGACATACAGCAGCTGGATTGCTGACACCTATGCTGAAGAGCTGGCCATGTGGGCAGCTGGCATTGTGTTTGCAAGAACTGGCTATGTGGAAATGGCGCAGAAATTCAAGGAAGATCACGTTGACCCGTTCAAGGGAATGCTGATCGCATCTCATTTGCTTGGCAATGTTGCTTAAGATTTAGAGGATCACAAATCATGGCCACGTACGTTCCAAACGCTACAGATTCTTCCCAGCCGACTGCTAGTCAGACTGTTGAGAGTGCCGCAGCCGAATTTAGGACATTGAAAACTCGAGTTAATGCGCTTGAGACCGCAATGAATGCAGAAGATGTAAAAGATCTTCGTGTTCCAGAATTAGCTGTTGGGCTTGTTCCGCCTGTTGTTACGCGCGCGGGAAAAGTTCTTGGGTTTGATGCTGGCGGAAACCCAGTAGCTGTTGCCGTTGCTGGGGCAACTGACCCAAATCTTCGTGCCGATCTTGCTGCATCTAGTGGGTCTTCACTCGTCGGTTTCCTCCAGTCCGGTTCTGGCGCAGTCCCCACCACCGTGCAGGCCAAGCTGCGGGAGACGGTGAGTGTGAAGGACTTTGGGGCTGTTGGAAACCCCACTGCAATTGCAAACGCACTTGCCGCATCTGCTGGCAATCCAATCATGTTGGATGACGGCATCTACGGCGGTCATCTTTATGACCCATTGCACCCATCACGCGAGACTCGCTACATCGGTGGCGCAGTTCGCGCTGGCGCTGGCGCTTCATTTACTGCGTCTATCAGCGGCACGACAATGACCGTGACCTCTGTATCGTCTGGAACAATTCAAAAAGGCCAATCTGTATTCGGCTCTGGTGTTGCAGCAAACACCTACATCGTCAATTACATCTCTGGGTCTGGTGGCAATGGGACTTATGAGGTCAGTGTTTCTCAGGCTCTTGGATCAACAGCTTTGACAACCCCTGCAACATGGGCGTTGATTGACGATGGTGGCCACGACCCACTCGGCCTGACTGCTGTTTACCAGACTAATCCTTACACATTGCGCGTGGAATACAACGGCGACAATGTTGAAGTTGGGACGATTCTTGTTTCTGTAGACGCAGAACTTGCACCTTACGCAATCATTGGCGGCGCGTCTGCCAGCGCTAACTATTCCGACTTTAAGTTTTACGCACCCGTTATTGTAGATTTACAAGCTAGCGGTACGGTAAGCGTTGCGCCTTGGCTTTCATCTTATGTGACGCTGAATGCTTCCGGTGCGTATTCAACAATCATTAATCACCCTCCACGCGCTCTTAATGTAGACCCGCCAAGTGCAACATTGTTAAATCGAGTGCAAGGCGCATCAAGAAATTTTGCAACAATTTGGGGTGCTACAACCACCACAATTACAACAATTGGACCTCTCGGTGCTTTAGTTCAACGTACTGGATCAGGCGTGTTCACGGTGTCGCAACAGTCAACTCTTGGAACAGTGACGGCGGCTTGGAACGCTGGCTTGTTGACAATTACTCACCCTGATTGCAGTTCTACTTCAACCCCTATAGTTTGTTCGTTCAACTCGGCGTATAGGGCTGAAGTGTTTAATTTTTCTGCAACAACTATAGGCGTTCAGTTTAGAAATGCTGCTGGTGCAGTTGTAGGCCCAACAGACGACGCTGAAATGAAATTGCTGTTTACTCGCAGTAATGCTTTGTTTGATACATTAATGCCATCAAGTTTTTCAGCGCAAATTAATCTTGGCTATTTAGCTGTTCCTTTGGCTGCTGTTTCAAATATTAGCTTGAACAATTTCTGGATCACCGGCGCAATGATTAAGTAACCAAAGGAGAACAAATGGCATTAACTAAAGATACAGTCACAGCAAATGGAATTGCTGTCAATGGTGCATACATCAGAGCGCAGTATGTCTCTATCTCTGACAAATCAAAAGGATTGGTGACGTTAGGGTACTACGTCAACAACGCAGCAGAGTCTGCTTTCCAATCTCAAAGTTTTGAGTTCGATTACAAAATCGAAGGAGCAAATCCAATTGAGCAGGCATATGTTCACATCAAAACTTTGCCTGAGTTTTCGGGCGCAAAGGACTGCTAATCATGCTTAAATCAGTTGGATTCCCATCAACACGCACAGGCGACCAGACCATCGTAGATGGCAATCTTGTCATTGGCACAGCAGGTAAAGGCATCGACTTTTCTGCCGATCCATCTGCTCCTGGAATGACCAGCGAAGCCACTACCGTCTACATCACCCCCGGCGAAGGCCCATGACCCCCAAGACCGCCCGTGGCCCGGTGCGCTGGTTCCTCCGCACCACCGGTTACGCAGGCATCTGCCTGCCCCCGGTGGGCATCTTCATCTTGGCCGCGCACCTCTACAGCGACCGCCTGATCCGGCACGAGCAGGCGCACTGGGCGCAGTGGCAGCGCATGGGCACAATCAGGTTCTACGCTGCGTATCTGTGGGGGCTGCTGCGCCACGGTTACCGTAATCATCCGATGGAAATTGAAGCGCGTGGAGAAGAGGTTTGACCATGAATTCAAAATCTGATTTTGCACATCTCACAGAAGAGCAGATCGAAGAAATTGCTGAGCGTGCTGCAGAGCGTGCTATGAAGAAGCTCACGGATCATATGTACAAAGAAGTCGGCCGCGGCGTTGTGAACAAACTCTTCTGGATCATTGGCGTCATTTCTGTTGGCCTGTATCTCTGGCTAAAACAGAAGGGAGTTTTGTAATGGCCATTCAAAGATTTCGCCTTGCTCTCAACAACGCTTCATTTCCATTTGTATCCACCGAAGCACCGAGAGCAACATTTGTTCCTGGCCTTGATCTTCCTAACCGCGCACCGCGCGGCTATGTTGCTGGCCCAGAATCTGCAGACTACAATCTCACACAGATTATCTATGGTGAGAACTTCATGCCTGTTGGCTCCGGAGTGCGGTCCGTAGGGTATAAGCAAGTCATTGCGCCGACAGCCAATACTGATTTTGATTCTGTATTCCCCCTGCGGGATCAGGATGAGAACTATGTTCTTTACAGTCCTGGCAAAGGCAAGAACTACGTCTACGATACTACTACTTCCGCATGGACGACTGAGACGATTCCGTCTATTTATGGTCTCACTCTGGATGCAGGCTCAAACCCTGCAAACAGCAAAGTCACCTATGCGTATGTGGAAGGCTATACGTTTGTTTGCTTCTCAAGACTGAAGTCAAATGATCCAAGTCCTGTGGACATGAGCATTCTGCTCTGGGATCCTACGACAAAAACATTTGATGTTCCGACTGCAGTCATTCTCAATCTGTTCAGCCTGACTGGTGCAAACTTTGTGCCTGGAGAGATTGACGGAATCTCTGCATCTTCTGGCTATTTGCTTGTCTGGTCTGGCAACAGAATTGCTTGGGCATTTGATTTTGCGGCGGCCGGCGTATTTGACTTTGACGTCGTAGTTTCTGGCGAGCCTACAGGCTCAAGTGCTGTAGTGCCGCCAGATGTCAAAGGGCCAATCGCTGCAGTCATTCAAGTCTCTGGCGGCTTCATTGCATTCACATCTCGCAATGCTCAAGGCGCACAGTTCAATCCTAACTCTCTTTCTGCCCCCTGGGTGTTTCGTGAGATTCCAAACGCCGGCGGACTGGAGAGTTACGAGCAAGCCACAGTGGAAGGAAATCTTGGGGCAGTCATTGCATATACTACCTCAGGACTGCAAAAGGTTTCACTGAACTCTTCGGAGCTTGTGCACGCTGATTTGAGTGATTTTATTGCTGCACGGCAGATTGAAAGATATAATAGCTCTAATCAAACTCTGACACAAGCGTCAACTACGCTTGATTTTTATGTCAAGATTTCTGACGTAGGAAATCGATACATTGTTCTTTCTTACGGCACATATCCAGGCATCTACTCCTTTGCACTTGTGTATGATGCTGCAGTGCAGCGGTGGGGCAAATTGCGGATTGTGCACAGGGATTGTTTCTATTACAACTACGGCGTCATCACTGCGCCATTGACTTATTCAATGCTGGGGGATGTTCCGTATTCTCTCTTTAGCAGCACCACATATCTGCAAACCACACAGCAAAGCAATGCTTTTACTGCAGCTCCGCATGGTCTGGCATTTCTGCTTGAGACTGGGGAAGTGCAGATTGCAGACTGGTCAAAGCAAGAGAGAGCTACGCAGGACACTGGCGTCGTAGTCATAGGCCGCGTGCAACTCACGCGCGCAAGGAATATTCAACTCAACCGTGCTGAGATTGAGGGCTTCTCCTCTGGCAACGCCTACATTGTTCCTTCCGCAGATGGCAAGACTCTTCTTTCTCCTCAAGCACTAACTCTGATCTCTGCCATTGATGAGTACAAACTCTATGGCACCATGACAGATTGCAAGAATTTTAATCTCATTCTTCAAGGGACATTTGATCTCAGCACTATCGTGCTGGAAGCAATGCCCACAAGCCAGCTGTAATCATGCCACAGTTTCTTGTCTCCGCCGGTCTGCCGCTGTATCCTGCAGGACTCTCTGACAAGGAGGCGGCTATCATTGTGCCGCTGTACAATGCAATCAATGCACTGTCTCAGCAAGTTGCAGCAGTCACTGGCAATGTTAGATATACTGAAGGCGAGCAGGCAACGTATGACCAGTTCACAAAACTGATTTCTGCGCGGGAGCAGAAGATCTTTGTCAAGGCTGGCGAAGTGTTGGCGTATGGTAATGTTGTAACTCTCAGCCTGTCTGGTGGCAAAGTGGTTGCAAACAAAGCTGATGCAACTGATCTCGCCAAGCCTGGACACGCAATTATTGATGCGCCGGCAGGCATTGCATTGAATGGCTACGGCGAGGCAATTCTCCTCACTGGCAGGACTCTGGGAATCACAGGCACCACATTCATGGCGCCGTATTATCTCAGCACCGCAGGGCAAGTGCAGGCTACAAGGCCACATGGCCCTGGCATTATTACTCAATTCATTGGCTACGGTCTTGGGTCTGCCGGTTTTTATGCCGCCATTCAAAATCAGCAAGACACTGATTATGGTGCGTTTGTCAGTACGCAAGATCAAACTATAGCCACTGTTGGCACGCCACAGGCAGTGACTTTTAATACTACAAATGTTTCTCGCGGCGTCAGTGTAGGATCTCCAAACTCTCGCATTTATGTCACTAAGCAGGGAGCCTACAACTTTCAATTCTCGCTGCAAGTGGATAAGACTTCTGGAAGCAGGGGCTCAATCTGGATCTGGCCGCGGGTGAATGGCGTAGATATTGCAGACTCTGCCTCTATTGTCACCATCAAAGACAATCATTCTGAAACAGTCCCGGCATGGAACTTTGTGCTTGCACTGAATGCAGGAGACTATTTTGAACTCATGTGGGATGTGGACACTGCAGATCTGAGGCTGGAATATTTTGCTGCCACAGCTACAGTTCCAGAGATTCCATCTGCAATTCTGACTGTGACAAACAATCTGTAAGGAGTTTGCCTGTGACATTTAAATTCTCAGCTCGCAGCGTTGAAAAGCTCAACACTGCACATCCTGATCTACAACTGGTCATGATGCAGGCCATTACTCTGACTCCTATTGACTTTGCAATCACTGAGGGGATCAGGACTGTGAAGAAACAACGGACTCTGGTTATCCGTGGCGCCAGCAAGACCATGAACTCACGTCATCTCACTGGGCACGCTGTGGATGTGGCTGCATATATTGGCAGAGAAGTCCGCTGGGACTGGCCACTGTATGAACTCATTGCAGATTCTGTGAAACAAGCTGCAAAGAATCTCAAAATTCCAATCGAGTGGGGCGGAGATTGGAAGCGGTTTCGTGACGGCCCTCATTTTCAACTTCCTTGGGAGATCTATCCATGACTTCGAGTGTTATTCAAGCTCTTGTTCGCCACCTTTTGACTGCCGTTGCTGGTGGTTTTGCTGTCAAATACGGCATTGATGGTGGCACGATGGACGTGATTATTGGTGGTGCAGCTGCTGCCGCTGGCGTCGCGTGGAGTGTGTACGACAAAGCCAAGAAGTAATTCAGGCTTTTTCACAGGATGTGTGCCTGCTGGTATTTCTGGGGATACCTAGAATATTAGCAGGCACTTTGCATTGGAGTAAAGAATTATGGCTGATGGAAAAGTTCCACAATCAAGTGGCACAGGGTTGGAAGCAGTTATTCAACTCGCTGATTTGCTTGGTGGGAAGCGACAAACTACCACCCAGACAATGAATCCTGGAGATGTTGCTGCACTGCAAAAAGTTGTTGCAGACGCGCAATCTCAGGATTTTACCAAGCTGCTTGAAAGTATTTTTGCTCAAGCACAGGGTGCAATTCCACAAGTTGGTGCAAATTATGGCCGACGCATGGGGAGATCTTATGGCAACGTCGGCGCACAGTCCGCACTCAATGAGATTCTCAAGCAAGCTACGCTTGAAGGTCAGAAACAGATTGCTGAACAGCAGATCCGCAACAGAGAGCTTCAGGCGAATGCGGGCGCAGCAATTGCACAAGCCACAAAAGGCACCACGCAAACTACTTCACAGCGCACAAAGAATCCGTTGGGTGCGCCCATTGGCTTGCTTCTTGCTGCCAATGCCCTCAATGATGTGAGCAAGGGTGCAGTATTTGAGATGCCCAAGAAGATTCTTGGTGGCATTGGCGCTGGACTTGGCAGTGGTGGCGGATCTGGTGGCTCTGTGAGTTCTGCTCCGGCATACTCTGCACCTACGGCAGCTCCTCAAGTCACTGCAATGTCTGCGCCGGCAGCGGCAAGACCGTTGACTAGTGCCCCGGCGCAAGGCTTTAGCCTCTTCCCAGAGGTTTCTCTTTCTGCTCCAAACTGGGCGGCAGGTGATTCTGGTCTGGGGCAGTTTGTGCAAAATCCGATCAGTACCATTACTGACATTGCAACAGCACCTATTCAGTGGGGCATGCAAGGTATTGACTATGCTTCTGAGCAGGTAAACAATATTTGGAAACTTCTGAGCGGTGGAAGGTAAGATCATGGCAACCCAACCTCTCGGCGGAAACAGGGCATATTATACTCCTTCCTTTTTTGGATCTGGCAATGCTGCGTTTGATCCTAGCGGAGGAGTTGGGACTGCTGCCATTGGTGAAGCAGATGCCCTAAGGGCACTTATTTCTGCCATGTTGCAAGGGTTTACTCCTGACCCTGGCAATCAAATGAGTGGCGGCGTTGATCTTGGTACTGGTGGTTCAGATTTCGGCAGTGGAGTTGTTGGTGGTGACACTGCAGGCGGCAGTGAGATGCCTGTGGATCCCATCACTGGGCAGCAAACACTGAACACTATTAGCAAAGCTGGACAAGCACTAGGAATGATCTCGGGCATGACTGGAAACCCTGATCTTGGAAATTTTTTGAACACTGCTGGGCAACTGTCTGGCGCCGTTGCTGGTGCATACAATGACCCCGTGCGGCAAGCCTTGCAAGATCAATTCAATGAAGATCTTGAAATGGCAGGCTTGGAGGGAAATATTGATTATGGCTCTTACGGCTACAATCCTGCGGGTGTCGCAGCTGCAAATGTTGCACCAATTTTTGCAAATGTTGCAGGATTGAGTCCTATTCTTGGAGGCCTTGCAAGAGAAGGCATTATGCTGGCTGCTGACCCTGTGACAAGCACTCCAGCAGATCTTGCAAAGAGTGGCGTGGATGCTCTTGTGCCAGGTATTTTGAATGGTATTGTACGGGCACTGGCAGGAAATACTATTGGGGAGCAAATTAAAGGAGCATTGACTCCTGTTGAAACTGCCGTCCCTGTCGAAGACCGCAGTACGTACCCTGGCGAAGCTCCAGCAGGCAAAACTCCAGAGCAAGCACTAGCAGAAATGCTTGCAGAAGGTGTCAATGTCAACATGCTAGACGCCGGCATTCCGCAAGTTTCAGATACTATTGAACCTATGTCCACTCAGCTTGAGGCATCAGGATCTCCACAAAGTATGAGTGTGGAAAGTCCTGTTGGAACTGTGAGTGACACTGATTTCTTCTCTGCAATGGATGCAATATCTAGCTTTGGTAGCAGTAGCGATAGCGTTACTAGCTCTGCAGAATCTGGAGGTGACTTCGGCTTTGCAGATGCCTCCGCCGATGGCTATGGATATTATTAAATTTTAAGGCCCACACAAGGAATCAATCATGGATCTGAACGCACTGCTCCAAAGCTCTCTTGCTGGCCTGACTTCAACTACAGACGCACGAGTCAAGCAACTCAATGAGCAAACTGCAGCAATGACTGCAGAAACTCAGCGAATTGAAGAGCTCATGACTGGAAGCACTACTGTTGCTAGGAATGCTGCAAACGCCGCGGCTCAAGTGGCTGGCCAGCGTGCTGGCGTGCAGGCTGAAGTTGACACTGCTATCCAACGTATTGATGATCTGTTCGGTGTAGATCCAGATCAGAACAACTCTGTTATTCAGCAGCGCATGGCAGAGTATACGTCTGCGGAAGATGCTCGCAAGCGTGTGCGGAAAGAATATGACTCTCTGACGGGGACATCTCTGCTTTCCAATCCAGTCACTTATATTCTCAACCAGCTCAAACTTCCTACTGTTGCAGCACAGCACAATGCTCTTGTGGACATGCGGGACGCGGCGGCAGGTGATATTGCTACACGTCAGCGTCTTGCCACTGCTCAGCGCAGCGCACAGCTTCCCAATGTTGCACAGCAGCTTAAAGAAGTCTCTCTTGCAGATGCTGAAGCAAAGCGTATGCAAGCTGAAGCTGAGATTCAATCTCGGGAAGCTACGATGGCGTCTCAGATGGCTGGACAGAAGCTGCAAATCTATGGACTGTCTGACCGTGCATTGCAAGCTCAAGGTGATTTGTTTAGTAAGCAACTCACCTTTGCATCTGTTCAAGCGCAGCGTGAAGCTACTGCAGCAGATCGTGCTGCAAGGCAGCAGATTCTTAACGAGGCAGCAGCAAAAAGATCTGCGGAAGACGCAGAAGTTGCAGAACTTAATACTAGGCTGGCTACAATTTCAGAATTCCTGGGCCGCGGCGATGCCCCAATGACAGTTGCAAAATTGAGAACTCTTGGCAATCCCAAGCTCAGAGAAGCATGGCTTGCTGCAAGCACTGGCCAGCTTGGAGACAGTATTGCAGATTCTGTAGGTTTTATTCAAGCCAATGGAAATTTGCAAACAATGGGCAGCACAAATTATTACGCCCCCATCGTGTTCCGGGGGTTTGCTTCAGGCCTGCGCAGCATTCAAGATAGTCTTGCTGCTGAAGCACGCACAAATCCCAGCATTTCAGCTGTGATGAAGAAGCCAGCTGAAGCTGCCAAACTTGCGTCTGAGCGGTATACTGCTGATCTTATTGATTCTATGAGCAGCTTGACTTCGCCAAATAGTTTGCTTGCAGAGCGATATGATCTCCTATTCAATCCGTACAGGGCAAATCACAAGATCATGCTTGCTGGCATCAATAGCAATCTTGCTCTGCGTGACAATGCAATGGTCAAAGCTTTGCAAGCATCCCAGATTGGCAAAGAAAGTGTTGTTGCTGCCAGTCCGAATATTCCAGTGGAATTGGAAAGGAATGCGTTTCTCAGTATTATTGAGCAAGTCAAGGGCGGCACGCTTGGCGTAGATGATGCAGCTCGGCAGGTCACGCAATATTATACGGCCGGCGCTCGAAGCAATTTGCAATATTATCAATACACACTGTATGGCTTGCCCAGTCAGACAAACTACATGGTCACGCTGCCGGCGCCTGGAATGTTTTCTGATCCTGTGAAAGCTGACTTGATGAACTTTGCCAGCACAAAGACTGCAATTGCAAAGTACGCAAGGCAAAGTGTAATTCCTCAGCAGCTGTATAATGCTCCATTTATTGGTCCTGCACTGACTGGTGCCGAAGTAATTCGCAGCAGGATCATGCCAACGCCAGCAGCGCAATAAGTCTCTTTCAACCTCAACTTTTTCATCCGATGGGATGACACGAGGACAACATGGCAACGATGCTCCCTGAGTACCACCCCGCAGTTCTGGCTTCTGAAACCACAGATTACCAGGCAAATACGCTGGCGTCTATCACCAATGCTCTTACCTACGGAGCCGGCAGCGCGCTGGCCTCAGGCGCTCTGAGCATCTATAATACTGTTGTAGACTACGCCGGTGGCGAAGGTGTCAATATTGAAAATGCCGTTCGTACTTACGGTGGCAACAACATGGGAGATTACTACAGGGACAATAAAGATACTATTGACCTTGTTGGCTTTGTTGGCACATCTCTGATTCCTGGAAGCATTGGCATCAAGGGCCTGAGTCTGGCACGAACTGGTTACCTTGGCGGCAACGTTGCAAAGTACACGGCGTTGCCTGTTGTGAGAAAACAAGAGTACACACGCCAAGCTCTGCAAGAAGTTGCTGCGGATGGTGGAGTGCTCAAGTCTATTTTGTCTTCAAACCAGCGCAAGATTATTGGTTGGGAAATGGCTGACCAAGCCATGACTGCTGCAGCATTTGAGCTTGGCGTTGCTGCGCTGATGAATGACAGTCCGATTTTTGATGATGCCGGTGTTACTGAGTTCGCTTGGAATGCGGCGCTTGGCCTGGGCTTTGGCACAACTGTCGGCACTGTCTTCAACTCTTTCGTCTCCCGTGGCCTGCTGCGCTCTGCTGAACGTGAAGTTCAAGCTCAGATGCGCACTGTTGACATTCTGGAAGATAAGGCAAAGATGAGTCTAGTGGCAGGCACTGATAGCTTGCTGCTTGCTGAAAGTATTGTCTCTCTTCCCAAGGCTTTTGACAATCTCAACTTTGAGTACACCACTGTCAACGAGGCAGGCAAGCGTGTAAAGACTTCTATTGAACTCGAGACTGCAAACAAGTTGCAGATTCGGAAAGAGGAAGTTGAAAGGCTTGGCCAGGATAAACTCAAACTCAAGTTCAATCAGCTGGCCCAAGGAAATGAGAATGTTGGGCAGTCATTTTATGAAGCTCTGAAGGGCAGGCTTGATATTCTGCGTGAGATTGGCACGCCCCCTGCGGAGCAAGTGCAAGCCATTCATGGCTATTTGAATCTGCTGGAAAGCGTGAGGCCAGTGGATGCTGAGCGCCTGGCGCTGGAAGCACGTAAATTTTATATCGTTATCAAGCCTGAAGGAATGCCAAAGGAAGATAGAACGCTGGCAAATATGTTTTCTCTCAAGCGGCTGAAAGGTCCAGCAGGCAACGAGATCACTAGCAAGCAAGCATATTATCTTTCTGAAGGTGTGACTAAAGAGGATCTGAACATTGCAGATTGGCTGCAAGTATCTGGAAGAGAGACTAACGTAAAGAGATACTTTGCACAGAATCCTGATGTTGATGGTGTGTTTCTGCCTAACGGTGCAATTTCTATCAATCGGAACTCTAAGAAAATTCTCAAGTTCAAAGAGGATCCTGTCAGATTCTCAATGCTTGCAGACTTGGAAAGTCTTAGCTTGTCTCCTGAGGCTGTGCTGGCATTTGGTGACATTGTTGAAAAGGGCAAACTTGTCTTTGCACCGGATGCCATTTATGGCGGTGGCAAAAAGTTTGTTCAAGAGGCTTCGAGGAAAGCTGGCATTTTTTCTGATCCTCTGGAATCCAGTGCAAGGTTTGCATGGGCCAGCAAGCTGACGTCTTCAGAAGTTCAAAAGATCATTGGCACAAATCTTGATGCCAGTGACTTGCCGTTGTTGGACAGGCTGATTGAGTTGATTGATGAAAAGGTTATTTCTGAAAAGTTTTTGACGGGAGTTACGTTCAAGACTGCACAGGGAGATCTGCGCTACGCGGATCTGGTGAATGTTAGAAATCTTGCAACTCAAGAGCGCATTGCAATTCTTGCTGAACAGCTTGGAGAGGCTGGTACGAAGGGCCGAGTTCCCACTACGCAAGAGTTGGCCATTCATATGAACTCAGAGCGGCGCTGGGTTGAAGATGTTATCTCTCGGGGCTTTGCACCAGACACTGCAGTCAATGCAGTAGGACGAGTCTACAAGACTGACCGCGCTCTTGTGCCTCGCACTGTGCAGCTTCAGTGGAACTTTTCTCCAGTTTCATCTGGCCGTGGAAATTATCTTCTGCCTGAAGAGGCATACAATCTCAACATGGGGCCAAATCATTTGGTCACCAAGGAGATGAGCAGGCAGTATCAGTTGGAGGTGGCGAGAAAGATTAACATTAGCGCCGCAGACTCTGTGCTTGAGCAGGATGCTGTCCTCATTCCCCATGAGACGGATTTTCTAGAGATTGGAAACAAGCTCAGCAGGACTGCATCTATTGAGGGTGCTGGCGCTAGTTTGCTGGGTGCATCGAATGCAGGATACGGAGAGAAAGCTAAACTTTTTGTGCAAGAGCTTGGCAAGAATGTGGCGTTGCTTTCTCAAAAGTTCCGGGACAGGACTATTGAGACACTCTCTCCCAATGTCAATGCACTGCGTGCAAACCAAGCAGCCTCTGCTGAGCTTGGCATCCTGACCACGGCTCTGAGAAAGTCTGAACATAAGTATGTCTTTGCTCCGTTTGACACCGGTGCAGGAGACAATGTTCTGATTTCTGAAGCTGTGAGCAAGATTCTGGGGGACCCCAAGTTTACTGGCAGCCTGGATGAAGCTGTGCAGTATGCAAGTATCACCCAGCCCAGCCGCAGCCCACACAGGTTTGAAATTCAAAATCAGGAAGTCGTAGACTTTTTGGTTACCAGCACACGGATCAATGATCTGAGGCAGCAGAAGTTTACTACTCTTTACAATGCGGCAGGAGTCACAAAAAATCACACGGTTGGCCATGTCTATGCTCCGCCTATCAACACTGCCTTGTATCCTTACCATGCGTTTGTGAGAACAAAAGAAAAGCTGGGCTTGGGCAGTGACGTGTCCATGATTGTTGCAAGGTCTGATGCGCAGCTGCGAAAGTTGGCGTCAGAAGTTGGCGATGATTATGATGTCTTCTACACGACTGACACTGATAACTATTTCAAGGCCAAGGGAAAATATGAATATCAGAACACTCTGAACGAGACTGCTGTGAACAGCGATCTTGCTCGGCGCGGGGTGCTGGCTGACTTCTTCCCAGAGACTAGGCTTGAAAATATTATGAATGACTGGCTTGGTTGGCACGCCAAGCAGGAAGAGAAACTCGTTCGCAACGCTGTTCAGGTGAAGAATAGAGAGTTCTTCTCTGAAATGCAGTTTCTCAGCGATCAGTACCGTCGCGTTCCTGAGGCCCGTGTTGGCGGGATTGGCGCGAGGTTGAAGTCTAAAATCTCTGATCCATTCGGAGATTATATCAAGACTGCACTCAACATCTCCAAGCAACAGGAGTTTCCACTTCTTGACTCGCTCAATGAGTTCATTGACGGACTCAGTATTCGCGCTGGCGAAGCAATGCAGAATGCTTTTGGGCAAGCAGAGAAAGGTATTGTGTCTTGGCAGGATGCAAACAAAGTTGCTCAACGCTACGGCTTGCCGCAACCTTATCAGAACATTGAAACTTATATTGAAGCAAACAAGTCTGTCCCAGTCAATGTTGTCAGAGAGTTCTTCCAAAAGGCCAATGCAGTTCTTGCAACTACAACGCTGCGCTTTGACTTCTTCAACAGCCTAATCAACATTATTTCTACCCCCATCATGCTGGGCACTGAGATGGCCAGTGTGAGAAGGATGATGTCGCAGACTCCTGAGCTTGCAGGAAAGTTGGCAGAGCTGACAAGTATCCGGGTTCCTGGACAAAACTATTCTGTCCCATCAACTACCAAACTCATTGCCGAGTCTGTCACCAACTTCTTCGGTGCAAACAAAGATGCACTGATGCAGCGGTACAAGGACATTGGTGCGATCAAGGAGATCAGCAAGATCTATCATGAGATGATGGATGATCTTGCGTATCGGCCGAACATTGCACCAAAGGAGTGGGTTGATAAGCTCAAGCGCGGCACAGAGAAGGCGGCGACTATCACAGGG